ATCAATGCTCAAGCCGCTGATAGCGAAACACGCGCTCGCTGTGTGTTGAGCTATCGCACTGACATCACTAGCAAGATGCGCATCGAGCATCGTGGGCAGATGTACGCAATCGACGGCGACCCATTACCTGATGACCGCAGCGGTCTTGAGTACATCACGCTGATGTTAAAGAGCTTGCCATGAGCGATGATTGGGGCAGCGTAGACATCGACGGTCTGTCCGAACTTGACGATAAACTCGAATTGTTAACTGACAAATTAATCGGCAAATCATTAACGGGCGCATTAAATTACGCCACTGCGCCAATGCTGAAAGAAGCCAAAAAGCTCGCACCGAAATCCGAGGAAACTTATCGCCGTTATATGTCTGGCGGTCAAGGCGAAAGCACCAAGGTAAAAACCAAGCGCGGTAAATTCCGTCGTGGCAAATCTAAAAGAGCGAAACGCGGCGAAGGTAAGTTTGTTTTGCAAAAGCCTGGCACCCTTAAACGCAGTATTAAACGCCTAAAGATAACCAAGCTAAAAGAGTTTAAAAATAATGGCGTCGCAGTCGGTATTTTTATTCAAAACTCCAAAAACGACTTGCCGCCTTACTATTGGTACTTTATCGAAAAAGGCACATCAACGATGCCCGCCACGCCATTTTTGCGTCCAGCATTCGACCATAATGTCGAAGAAGCGGTGAATCGATTTGGTGAGAAACTTAACGAAAACATTGATAAATATTTGGAGTAGTCATGATTGCAGGTGTGCAACTGGTACAGACGCTGGGATCATTGGTTGACGCCCGCATCTACCCTATGATTATCCGCGAACACGATGATGCAACCGCTCCATACATCATTTACCAGACCATCAGCAGCGTCGCTGAAGTCACCGACGACGGCATCACTGGGCATGAGTGGGTACGGGTGCAAATAGATGTCTATCACAACGACGCTTATCAGTGCACATTACTCGCTAACAAAGTCATTAATGCTATTAACGAACAAATCAAGCCAAGCATCTACGATGGACAAGAGCAAATGCACGATGCTGCAAGCGACTTATATCGTCAATCGATAGATTACGAATTTAGCCAAACCACCCCAACCGAATAGAGGACAATCACATGGCAGCAATTATCGACGGCTTATCAGACAGCCAGCACTTTTTAAAAATCAGCGCTGATGCAGGGCTCACCTTTGTAAAAGTGCCGCTACTCACTAACATTGATATGCCAGATCAGAAAAAATCAATCGATGAAATCACCACGACTGATGCACGGAACACGCAAAAAGCCGTAGTTGATTTTACTGAAGTTAACGACTTGGCATTTGAACTGGTCTATAAAGCCACTGACCCACAACACGTCCAGCTTAAAGCCGCCTATGACAACAATGAAGTGGTGCAATGTGAGATTCACTTTGCGGATGTCGCCGTATCTGGATACGCCTTTGATGGCATGATCTCAGAGTTTAGCAATGTCACTGACCCGAAAAAGAAGTTGCGCAAAAAAGGCATGATCGTGATTGGTAGCAATGTGACCGAAATTACATCAGTGCCATAATCCTAACTGATCCGTATCTATTCAAACGCCCACTTAACTGTGGGCTTTTCTTTACCTAATTTTAGAGACTAATATCATGGCTGCCAGACTCCCCAAGACTAAAGAAATCCCCGCACCACAACTTAAAAAATCTGTCACTAATGAAGATAAAATACTTAGCGTTGCTAGTTTATTATCTGTAATTTCAAAAACAAAACTATTAAGTCCATCACGACTCCCTATCAAAGAGTTGGATGCTGACGTATTCGTCAAGCGCCTGACACTTGGTGAGCGCGATGATTATTTTGAAGAAATGAAGAATGTTAAAGGTAAGGGTAATGTTGAAGCTTTTATCATTGCTCTTGTTGATGAAAACAATGAGCCATTATTTACACTAAAGGATATTGATGTCGTCAAGACCATCCCACCAGTACTGACTGATGCTGTGATACTTGAATTTAATATTATTAATCGTTTTGTGGTCAAAAAACCTGAAAAGAAAGATGACACCGATCAACCACAAGAAGATGAAGACCTAAAAAACTCCTAACCCAGCGGGATAAATTTTTTAAATTTAAACTCGCTGGGCATCTATCAAAAACCGTCGCTGAGCTTGATGCTGAAATGGGCATCGATGAGCTACGTGAGTGGCAAGCGTTCGACAGCGTCAACCCGATTGGCGATTATCGAATGGATCTAAACTTCGCGCTACTCGCACAAAAAATAATTGCATGGTCTGGTCACTACAAAGAAGCGCCTAGCATTAAAGACTTGCTTGTGATTGACCCTTTCCCATTGACCAATGAACAACGGGCTATTGAAACTGCCAAAGCAGACGCTGAACGTAGCCAAGCCTACACAGAATCGCTGATAGCTACTCTCAAACGACGCGCCAAGCCTAAATAGTTGCTGAAATATTGTTGATGATTTATAGTTAAGCTTTTGTTCAACAAGGATTAGGCATGGCTAAACTCATACAGTGCAAAGATTGCGGTAATCAAATCAGCAAAAATGCTAAGAGTTGCCCCAATTGTGGTGCAAAGAACAAGCAAACTTCAATCATCACATGGCTTGCGCTGATTTTTATCGGCATACCAGTCCTTTGGTCAGTGTTCAGCGGTGCAACTAATAAATCATCAACAGATGAAATCACCACGACAATCACCGAGAATGCTGTTACTCCAGTGATTCGGTCTAACTGGGAATATAATGAAGTAAAAGATGAAATGCGAGGGTCTATATCACATTTTGCGCAATCAGGTTCTATAAACAACATCAGACTAGACTTCCCATATGCAGGTGGGACTTCTTTGTTTTTAGTACTTAGAAATACACCTGAAAACGGAAATGAAGTACTTATTAATACCAATAATGGGCAGCTCTGGTGTGAGTATAATAACTGTTATATGAGTGCTAAATTCGATAATAGTGAAGTGAAAAGATATCCATTAGCAAAAGCGGTCGCTGGAAGTAGTGAAACTATGTTTTTGGACGGTTCAACCGAACAATTTATTAGCGATCTAAAACAATCTGAAACAGCCATGCTTGAAGTTGGCTTCTTTAATTACGGCAACCAACAGTTTGAGTTTGAGACTAGCGATCTGGAATGGTCTTATTAAATAAAGTCACTACCAAGCACTTTAAAGAACCCCGTCATCCGATGGGGTTTTTTATTATCTAAAATTAGGAGCACAAGATGGCAAAAGTATTACAGCGCTTAGATATCGTACTGTTTGCCAACACTGCACAGTATCGCAGTGAAATGCGTGATACTCAGGAAAGCACCCACACCATTTTAGGTGCTATCAAAGCCGATGCCGCGAATATGGCGAAAGTAGGCGCTGCTGCTTTCGCTGGTATGGCTGCTGCTGGTACTGCTGCAATCGGCGTGATGATCAAAGAGCAAACAGAACTCGCAAACGAAATCGTAAAAATAGCTAAAGTATCAAATACCAATATTGAAGTTATGCAAAAACATATTGTCGCTGCACGCGCGATGGGTGTTGAACAAGAAACATTGGGCGATATTTACAAAGATACTCAAGATAAAATCGGCGACTTTTTAACCACCGGCGGCGGTGCAATGGCAGACTTTTTTGACAGTATGCCCGCAAACGTAGACATGACCGCCGAGAGCTTTAGAAAGCTATCAGGCCCTGAAGCATTGCAGCGTTACTATAACGGCTTACAAGATGCCAATCTTAGTAATGCCGAACTCATATTTTACATGGAATCTATCGCGTCAGACGCGTCGTTACTGATTCCACTATTGCATGACAACGGTGCTGGGTTTGATGTTTGGGCGGAAGCCGCAGAGAATGCGGGCGTCATTATGGATGAAAAAACCGTCGCTGCTACTCAGGACTTGATAGCTGCGAACAGCCTTCTAACCTTGTCTGTCGAAGGGGCAAGGACACAGTTCACCAGTGCATTTATCCCAGTACTGGCAGATGTCGCTGACGAGCTAGTAGGTACAGCAGGCGCAGCCGATCTCGCACGCGAAATGGGCGAAGACTTAGTCGTCGTCTTTAAGAGTGTTGCCAAGGTCGGTATCGGTGTCGCCGCTGTATTTGACGTGGTAGGTAGCAGTATTGGAGGCGTCGCCGCCACAGTTGGTGGGCTGCTAGACGGCGTTAGTATGATGGACAGCGTGTGGGTTACGTCTCTTAAGATTGC